CCCGCCGCCAGGGTGAACCACCCCGGCGCACCGCCGCCACCGGTCGCGCCCGCGAACAGCGCGTCGATTCCCGCCTCGATCGGCGCGAACGCTCGGTCGAGCAGCCGATCGCGCAGCCGCTCGGCGATCCCGATCACCGACTGCGCGAACGCATCCCACAGCGACGTCCCTTGCGCCAAAGCCTGCTTGAACGGTCCGGAGATTTCCGCGCCGATCCCGTCGAAGATCCCCTCAGTCTTGGACGTGACGTCGCCCGACCCGTCATCCAAGCCGACCCCGAGGCCGGCCATGATGTTGCGCCCGATTTCGGCGAACACGGTCGACGGCGAGTGAATCCCCAGGCGCTCGCGGACGCCGGAGACGAGACCGCCGACGAAATTCGCGACCCCGGACGTCACGTCGTCGAGCCCGGCTTTCAGCCCCTGCCAGAGGCCCGCGGCGATATCCGCGCCGATCTCGACCATCTTGCCGGGCAGCTCGACAAGATAGTTCATCGCGCCGTCGGCCGCCGCCTGCAGCCCCTCGAATGCCTCGACCGCCTCAGCCTTGAGGATCTCGGCAAGCCGCTCGATCTCCGGCCACAGCGCCACGACCGCCGCGGTCAAGGCCGCGATCCCCGCGACGACCAGCAACACCGGCGCACCGATCGCGGCGATCCCCGCGACGACCATTCCCAGCGCGGCGAGCGCCGGGCCGATCGCAGCGGCGAGACCCGCGAACACGACGCCGAGTTTCACGACCCGCGGATCGGCCTCCGAAATCTTCGCCACCACGTCCGCGACCTTGGCGACGAACTCGGTAACCATGTCGAGCAGACCCGAGTCCGCGATCGCGATCTGCAGCGCCTCGAACGCCGAGCCGAGTCGCTTCATCGCCCCGTTGAAGCCTTCCATGCGGGCGGCCGCCTGCTCGGTCGCGCTCGCCTCGCGGATCCTTGCGTCAAGCTCCGAGATCCCCGCCGACCCGGCCTCCATCAACCCGACGGCGGTCCGCATGGCATCGGTCCCGAAGATCGTCGACAGGACGTCGGTTTTCGCCTGCTCGGACAGACCGCCGATCTTGTCCTGCAGCTCCTGCGCGATCTCGGCCATGGGCCGCATGTTCCCGGCCGCGTCGAAGAACTTCAATCCTAGGTCTTCCATCGCCGCCGCCGCCGGCGCAGACGCGGGAACCAGGCGCTGCACGAAGGTCTTGAACGACGTTCCCGCATCGGAGCCGCTGGCGAACAACGGCGCGGTCGCCGCAAGCGATGCGTTGAAGTCTTCCAGCTCGACGCCCAGCGCGCCGGCGACGCCGCCCGCCTGCGCGAGCGCGAGCCGGTAGTCGTCGACGTCGAATTTTGAACTCGTCATGACGCCGACGACGCCGTCGATCACCTCGCCGAGGTCGCCCGCTTCCTTTCCGAAAGAGGCCATGACGTCGGTTGCGAGATCGGCCGCGGTCGAGAGATCGGTCGACCCCGCGGCGGCAAGGGTAAGCGACGCCTCCAGCGCCCCGCCCAGGATCTGCGCGCCGTTCAACCCGTTCTTGGCGAGCATTTCGATCGCGCCGCCGGCCTCGGACGCCGAGAACTGCGTCTCGCGGCCCATGCGCTTCGCGGCCTCGCGCAGCGCATCCATTTCGTCGGCCCCGGCCCCAAGCACCGCGCCGACCCGGTTCATGGACGCCTCAAAATCGCCGGCGGTCTTGACCGACAGGACGCCCAGACCGACGAGCGGCGCGGTCACCGATGCGGACATGCTCCCGCCGATCGACTTCAGACGCTCGCCGGCCCGCCGCAGCCCGTGCTCGGCGCCCTTCAAGCCGGCCAGGAAGTCGGCCGCGTCCGCCGAGAGGTTGACGCGCAGGCTACCGATGACGGCAGATTGAGCCACGATTCACCACCAGGGATTCAAGAGATGACGGAAGACGAAGCCCGCAGGCGCAGGTTCGCACGGATCGCAGCGGCGATCGTTTTCGGCGTGCCGCTTGCGCTCGCGCTCGGCAGTTGCGCCGGGCTCATGCTGCAGTGACGACCGCGTGCCACCGCATCGCGATCGCCGCCATTTCATCGGCGGACTGACGCCGGCGACGCGGCTCCGGCTCGCCCGTAAGATCCCGCAGACGGGGCAGCTTCTTGGTGCGCGACAGCGCCTCGACATGCCAGGCAAGCGACATGCGCTCGGCGTGCTCGCGACGGCGACGGCCGGCGACGGCCGCGAAGACGGCCGCCAGCTCGCGCGGCGTCATCGCCCAGAACTCGGACGGCGCGACGCCCTCGGCGACCGCCGTCCCGCAGAGCGTCAGCCACTCCCACCCGCCGCCGCCGCCGGAGGGTCCGCGTCGCCGGCCTCGCCGCCCTCCTGCGGAAAGGCCAGCCGGAACGCCTCGGCCGCGCGACCGATCGTCTCGACGATCCCGACGTCGTCCATCAGGGCGGCGGCCTCGTCGAGGCTCGCCTCGGGATTCGCGTGAACCATCGCCGCGCGGACGAAGCGCCGCGCGAGATCCAGCCGGAACCCACCGGGCGCGGCCAGCTTCGCCCCGATCTCGGCGACGCCGAGATCGAGGTCGGATTCGAGGGCGCAGAGCGCCGCCACCGTGAACCGCAGGCGAACCACGCCGCCCGCAGTCTCGACGCGCACCTCGCGACGCTCGCCGGTCATGCCGCGAGCACCGCAGCCGTAGCGGCCGAGGTCGCCGACGCGGACCCGGCGCCGTTCGCGCCGGTCACCACGACGCGCAGCGTGTCGCCGACGTCCGCGGTCGCGGGCGCGTAGGTCGCCGCAGTCGCGCCGGGAATGTCGGCGAACGACCCGCCGCCGTCGGTCTGCCACTGGTAGGAGAACACCGGCGCACCTGCCCAGATGCCGGGAAGCGCCGTCAGCGCGACCCCGTCCTGCGCCGTCCCGGCGATCGCCGGCAGGACCGAATTCGTCGGCGCGGCCGCGGCGGCAGGCGTATAGGAGCCGGTCACCTTGAACGTAAGGGACGCGGTCATCTTGTCGTCGAGCGGCGTCTCGGGCTGATAGGCGGTCAGCAGCGCCATGAACGACCAGGCCACCCCGTTGGCGAAGGTGATCCGGCAGCTTGCGGGCGCCCGCGCGTCGCGCACCGCCTGCGCCTTGAGATCGCCCGCCGAGCCCGGAACGAAATTCAGCTCGACCGAGCACTCGCCGGGATCCCTCAGCCCGGCGATGAATTCGCGCGTTGCGTTCGGCGACTGCATGTGCGTCGCGTCGTGAATGTCGACCGTGTCGCCCGGCGGGGTGATCCCGATCACTTCGCCGATCGAGGTCCAGGTCGACCCCCCGTCGGTCGAGATCTCGAAAAGAGACCCGTAGCCGATTCCCGCTTCCGTCGTCATGTGTCCGCGCTCCTGTGATGCACGATGAAATCGACGGACCGCCGATAGGCGGCCGCCCCGTCCGTCCCGGCCGGGTCGAACGTGTCCCGGCTCGCGTCGAGAAAGACCCCGGCGAAGTCGGTCGCCCCCGAGACGCCGCGGAACCCCGACGCCGCGGCCGCGATCGCCTCGGCCAGCGCCACCGCGCCGAGATAGGTCTGCGCCCAGGCGTCGACCTGCACGCGCGAGCGCATGAGACCGTCCGCCCCCTGCATGTGATAGAGCGGCCGCGACCCGATCACCTGATAGACGACCGCGGGAAGCGCGCCGCCCTGCGGCCGCACGATCGGGTGAACGCGATCGCCGACGAGCGCCGCGACCGGCGCGGCGGCGATCAGGCCTCGGAAATCGACGATCATCTCGACCGCGGCGCCCGCACCTTGCGCCCGGTCGCCCCCCCGGCGGCCGAACGTTCGGCCCGCGCCCGCGCGCGGGCGATCGCCCGCTCGACCTCGTTGCGGATCTCGATCGAGATCCGGTTTAGCGCCTCCTGCGACCGACCATCCCAGGCCGGACGCATGAACGCCTGCGCGCCGTGATGCCTTGTCCCGAACTCCTGAAACAGCGCCTGCGGGTTTCGCCCAGGCCCGACCCAGGCCTCGGCGAAGGCAGCTTGCGCCCCCGCCACGCGGGCCGCCTCGCGCGCCTGCCCCACCGACGCGCCGTCCCGCCGCGCGCGCGCGAATGCGGCCCGACCCGACGGCGCATCCTTCGGCCGCCGCGTCGACACGGCAATGCTGCGCTCAGTATCGCCGCGATCCTCCGGCGCATACTCGCGCGCAGCCTCGGCGATCGGCGCGCCGCCCTTCACCAGCGCCCGCCGCAGGACGTTGCGGGCGGTCGCCTTGGACAGATCCTTGAGCGCCCGCTCGACCTCGCGAAGCCCCTCGACACGAACCTGCGCCATCAGTCCCCCCGCGCCATCGTTTCGATCGTCAGGCCCTCGCGCCGCCCGATCTCGGCGACGCCGAGAATGTCGTGCTCGACCCCGCCGTAAGAGATCCGGTCGCGCGCGGTCAGCGTCGCCGCCGTCGGCGACCAGCGGATTTGAAAGGTTCGCCGCTGCAGCGCGGCGCGCGCCTCGCCGGCGTCTGCGATCTCGCGCGCCTGCCGGGTAGGCGTCAGCACCCTCGCCCAGACCTCGGCGAGGTCCGACCAGGTCTGCACCTCCTGCCCGGCCGAGTCCTGCACCGCGCTCGCGCGGCGCAGGATCACCAGGCGGTCGAGATCTCCCGCGCGCACGCGATCACCAGAACGCGACGATGCCGGTCGCGTCCGTGCCCGTCGCCTTGACCTGCTTCACGCGCAGCTCGTGATACTGATCGGCGGCCGAGTGAAACGTGACCTCGGACCCGTCGACCGTCACGACCGTCAGATCGCCGGCGCCCTCGACGAGCAGCCGGCGCGAGGCGATCGGCAGCTCGTTGGTATCGTGGGGCGTGACCGCAGCCCCGCCGCTGGACGGGGAGTCGAGCGCCCCGATCATGTTCGCGAACTTGTCGCCCATCGTTTCAGATCTCCCCAGAGAAGCCGCCGAAGCGGCGATGTCGCGCGACGAGCATCTGCACGCCGAGCGGAAATTCGGACGGCGCGCGCGCGTCGAGCGCGACGGCCTCCCGGTGATCGTAGAAATGCGCGGCCAGCATCAACGCCGCACGGCGGATCCCCGAAGGGACCGACAGCGCGGATCCGTAGCCCGCGACATAGTCGACCCGCACAGCGTCCGCGCGGATCGCGGTCGTCGGCCAATTGGCCCCGGTCGCGGCGACGATGCGCGCCGCGTCCGCATGGCGCTCAAGGCGGAACGCCGCGTCGTCGAGCGACGCCTCGACCTCCGCCTCGTCGAGGTATGCGACCTGCGAAATCGAGACGACGGGCGCGAGGCCCAGGCGCACCGCCTCGAAACTCGGGAACCACTCGCGCCAGGTCTGCGCCACCAGCGCACGCGAGAGCATCCCGGCCGGGCCGTCGAGCACGTCCTCGGCCGCGTAGCCGGCCGCCCCGAGGGCCGCGTCGTCCTCGCCCGGGAGCCGCCGGCACTGCGTCCGAAGCTCGTCGAGCGACAAAAGCCGCTCCGCCGGCGGCGTCACCAGCACGGGCGCGAGCATCAGGCGCGGGCCTTGCCCTTGGCGCCGGGCTTCACCGTCACCACGCCCTCGTCGCCATCGGCGCCGCCGTCCGCGGCGGCGCCCCCGTCGGAGCCTCCATCCGGACCCGACGCCTCGGCCTTCGCCTCGATCGCGCCGAGCACCCCCTGCCGCACCAGGCGCTCGCCGTCGAGCGTCCGGACCGTGCGCCGGTCGCCGACCGCATAGAGCCGGTCGCCGACATGCGGCCGCAGAACCTTGTATTCCGGCATTCTCTCGCCTCCTGTTCTCGGCCGGGCGCGCGACCGCGCCCGGCCAGCCTTGTTCCCCGGCGGGGCCGCGTCAGCCGACGCGGCCCATGTCGCCGAACACGAACGACTCGGGCCGATAGACCGCGAGCGCGAGGCGTTCCTCGGCGAGGATCGTCACCAGGTTCTTGCGGAAATTGTCGGAATCCTCGGTCGAGATCTCGACCCGGCTCTGCCAGCGGTCGAAGACCTGAGCGCCCATGCCGAACGACCCGACAAGGAACTTGTCAACGGTCATCGCCGTCGTGGCGACCACCGGCAGGCGCCAGAGCCGCGCCGCCGTCTGACCGCCCGGCCCGCCGAACAGGTATTCGCCGGCCCCCGTCTTCGCCATCTCGATCCAGGCCCATTCGGTCGGATGCAGGACCACCCCCGTCGCGGGGAACTCGGCGAGCTCGGTCTGCAGGATCGCGAGCCGCAGAGTGTCGAGCGGGTTGTCGGTCGCCAGGCCCGCGGGCGGGGCGTAGGCGGTCGCCTGCGGGACCAGCCCGTGCAGGTTCTGCCCGGTCCCGTCGCCCATGAGAATCTGCTGCTCTTCCTTGATCGCGAGCCCGTAGCGCAGGCGATAGTCGATATAGGACTGCAGGGCCGAGAAGTCGTCGAGGATCTGGCGGCTCGCGAGCATCCAGTGCGCAATGACTTTCGCCGAGGTCTCGACCAGCTCGAATTGCAGATCCGACTGCGGTTTCGCCGCGCCTTCGGCCGTGGGCGCCGCGGCGTTGGTGAACCCGACCTCCTGAACGTATTCCAGGGTCGAGCCATCCATGCGACCGGGCGCGAGCAGATCGCGGATCGTCATCTGCCGATCGCCCGGCGCCACGATGCCCGGAAGCCGCGTGGCCTCGACGCCCGCCCCGGCGGACCCGGCCGCGTCCGCCGTCGACGACGTGATCGTCGCCTTGAACTCGACCGACACCGACTTGCCGCTCTTGACCGAGCCGGCGAACGCCTTGACGTCGTCGTCGTCGACGAAGCGCCGCCCGAACGACTTCGCCTCGCCACGCTGCGGCGCCGGCCGCGCGGCCCGCTGCTCCAGCTCGGCGACGCGCGCCTCGGCCGCTTTCAGCTCGGCGCGGCTTTCGTTCAGCCCGCAGATCGCCTCGTCGACCTTGTCGATCAGGCCGGCGGTGACCTTGTCGCCCGCGTCGAGCCGGCCTTTCAGCTCGGTCCCGTGCCCCTTCATGTCGTCCAGCTTCTTGGCGACGTCGTCCGCCAGGCGCTTGATCTCGGCGGCCGCGCCGCCGGTCGGATGCTCGGTCATGTCTCGTTGTCCTTCGCTCAGGTTTGTCAGGCGTCGCCGATCCGCTCACGGGCGGCGCGGGCGGCAGCGGCGAGCGCCGCGTCGTCGTCCTCGTCGGGCTCTTCCCGGCGAAGCATCCCCATCAGCAGGCCGGCGCCCTCGGCCGCTTGGGAACTCTTGAACCCGGCCTCGGCCAGGAGCCGCACGACCGAGGCCCGGACAGGATCGCGGCCGGCCCGGATCTCGGCGGCGATCTCGACCGCCAGGTCGCCCGCCGCCGACTTCGGCGGGTCGACCCGCGCCAGGTCGTTCGCGGGCGAGACGACGATCGAGATCTCGTGCAGGTCGACGTCGGAAAGGGTCCGGATCAACGTCGCCTCGTCGCGCGAGGCCTTGCGCGTGACGAAGCCGATAGAAAGCCCGGAAACGGACCGCGTGCGCAGCGCCTGCAGGACGACGCGCGCGGTCGGGCTTTCGTCGATCCAGAGCACCCCCTTGCCCCGCAGGCCGGTTTCATCTTCGGCCAGCGCCTCCCAATGCCCGACGGGCAACTGCCCCCCCCCGGAAAACCCGTGATCCCACAGGATCGGGAGGCTGCGGCCGGCGGCTTCCAGCTCGGCCAGAGTCCGCAGGAAGGCGCCGGGCGCGATGACGTCGTTGTAGCTGTCGACGTTGCCGAATACGGCGCCGTAACCCTCGAACGTCCCGTCGGACTTGGCGGCCTCGACCTTCATCTCGAACGCCCGCCGCTTGATCTCGCCGCGCTGGCCCATGCCTTTCACTCCTGCTTGTCGGTTCGGCCGTGCATCGGGGCCGGCGCCAGGTTCACCGGGATCGTCAGGTCGTCCCCGCCGGGCTTTGGCGGCAAAGCGTCCTTCGATCTCGCCTCGTTGCGCGTCCAGATCCCGGCGTTAACCAGGGCCGTGAACAGCTCGGCCCGGCCGGCGCTGTCGGTTTCCTTCAACGCGGTAACGTCATGCTCGGCGACGTAGCGGCCCCACTCGGCGCGCGGGATCAACTGCGTGCGGATCGCCCCCGTGATCCGGCGAAGGTAGGGGCTCAACGTGTAGGTCAGGAATCCGAGGTTCTGCTGCTCGAGTCCCGTCCCCCAATTCGACGCGGATCCCGTATGGCCCACCATGAACGGCGGCACGCGGAACCACCGGCACACGTCCTCGACAGACCAGGCCCGCGTCTGCAGCATCTGCGCGTCTTCGGGCTTGATCGTGACAGGCTGAAACTTGAAATCGGCCTCCAGGACGAACACGCCTCCGGAATTCTTCGCGCCGACCATCGGCGCGACGATGTTTTTACGCACCTGCTCGCGCTGCTCGTTTGAGAGAACCGAGGGCGTCGTGAGAACGCCTGTCGGCCGCGCGCCGTTCGCGTAGGTCGTCGCGGCGGCGGTTTCGGCCGCCATCGCCGCGCCCATGGACTTCCTCGCATAGGAGATCGGCGAAAGCCCGACGTCCCCGCCCGCGCCGAAGCCGCGGACGTGGAACACCTCGCGCTCGCCCAGCTCGCGACGCGCGCCGGTCATCGGGTCGGCGTAGGCGTAGCGCCGCGCGCCCTGCGCGTCGCGAAAGACGGTGACGTGGTCGGGGCGCATCGGCGTCAGCGCCACCACCCGCCCGGCGTTGCGCGAGATCTCGGCGAAGAAATTGCCCCACAGGCACAGGCAGACCGCGCAGCCTTCCCAGAACTCTTCGCTCCCCTGATCGGCGTTCGGCGACCACCGCAACAGCTCATAGAGCGGATGCCGAGGGGCCGGCACCTTGCCCCCTCCCGAGATCCCCTCGTTGAGTTGCAGCGGCAGGAACCCGACCGTTTCCGAGATCAGGCGCACGCACGACCAGGCGGCCGAGAGGCGCAGCGCTGAGTCCGGCGTGACCGACTCGCCCGACGTCGTCTCGCCGCCCTGAAACGCCGACCAGAACCCCGCCGAGCGCGGGGTGATGACCCGCCCCAGCCATGACCCCAGCACGCTCACGCCGCCGCCACCGGCTGCGCGAGAAAGCCCGAGAGATCAGCGGGCGGCGGGGCGGCGACGGGGTTGCGCGCCATCAGAAACGCGGCGTTGAGCGTCGCGCAAAGCGGGTCGATCTTCGCCCGGCCGGCCGCCTCTTTGACGATCAAGGTTGCATTCCCCTTTGTCTCGGCCCGCGCGTTCCCGACGCACCAGGCCATAAGCGGCCCGCCGGCATGGCGAAAAGTGCCGTCCTGCAGCTTCCGCTCGATCCCGGCCACGGCCCCGGACAGGCGATAGCCCTGCCCGACCGCGACCATCTGATCGACGGTGATCCCGTCATCGGCCAGCGCGTCGACGATCGCCGCGACCCCGACCGGATCGAGACCGATTCCGTCGCGGGCCGGCAGCTTGTTCGCCTTGGCGATCCGCGCCACCGCGGCCGACACGTCCTCGACGTCCTGCGTCGGCGTGCTGCAGATCAGCAGCTCGCCGGACTTGGCCAGGTCTTCCAGGCGCGTGCGAATGTCGGGCCGACGCTTAAGAACGATCGGATGCGCCCAGGCCCGCGCCCACAGGCGCCAGCGCCGCGACTTCGCGCATCGCCCAAGCACCGCCAGCCCGAGCAGATCGTCGAGCCCGCCGCCGTCTATCCCGACCGTGCAGACGTCCGACGTCTCGATCAGCTCGTCGAGGTCGCCAGGCCCGCCGCCGGCGGCTTGCCAGAGCGTCGCCCCGACCCATCCCGTCGAGCCGATCGCGACGCCGATCTCGACGTTGAGATGCTGCGATGCAAAGCGCCGCCACTCGCCCTCGCCCTTCTCCTTCGCGTCGGCCGCCAGGCGGCGCAGGCGGTCGATCGAGATCGAAAGCCCGAGGTTCGGAAGCACCATCGGCCAGGCGGCAGGATCCTCCCAGGGCCGCGCCTCGTCGGCCTGCATGTCGAGCGGGAACTCATACAGAACCGGCAGCATCCGCGACCCGGTCACCTTCCCGTCGCGAACGTCGCGGGCGAACTGCAGCTCTGTCTTGAACACCCCCGCGGGCGCCTCGTCGGACTGCGTCGTGATGATGACGAGCAGCGCCTCGGGAAACGGGATGAACCCGCCGCGGATTTGCCCGATGACCCGGGCGGCGTTGGCGTTCGCGCCCAGAATGTGCAGCTCGTCGATGATGACCAGCACCGGCTTGACCCCGGTCATGACTCGCATGTCGAACGTCTTGATGCGCAGTTTCGCGCCGTGGCGCCGGCAGGTTATCGTTTTCGTGTGCTCGGCGACGTGGAACCGCTTTGCAAGCCACCCCTCGGGATCCGCCTCGATCATTCCCGCCGCCTGCGAAAAGCAGACGTCGGCGATCTCCTGCGTCGGGCCGACGATCAGCATGTCGGCATTCGGGCGTTCGTTCATCAGCAGCGCCACGATCCCCAGGGCGGCCGAGCCGGTCGTCTTGGCGTTCTTCTTTGGCACCAGAACGAACAGCTCGCCGACCAGTCGCTCGCCCGTCTCCGCGTCAAGCGACCCGAACGCCGCGCGGATTATCTCGCGGAACCACTCGCCCGAGGCCTCCGACAGCGGCGGTTGCCCGGTAACGTCCGGAAGCCGCAACCGGTTGTAGATCTCCACCGCGCGCGACGCTTCGGCGAGGTCGAGGTCGAGGTCGGGGATCGGCGCGCGACCCTCGCGCAGCCGGTCGGCCCAATCGGGACAAGCGAAGTCGAACGCCATCTAGTGCCGCACCAGGTCGCCCCAGCCCGAGGGCGGCGCTTTCGCGGCGGCCTCGGCCTGCGCTTTCTTTCCCAGCGGCTCGGCGACCGGCTCTTTCTTCGGCGCCGGCGGCGCTGCGCGGCCGCGTTCAAGCTCGCCGAGCAACGCTTTCGTCGCTGGAATGCTTCCGCGCCGCATCTGCGTATAGAGCACTTGCAACGCCTCGGCCTCGATCAGGTCCCCCCCGGCCGCCAGCTCCCGGGAGAAATGTTTGCGCAAGGTCTTCTCGTCGCAGCCGAGATGCGTGGCGATCTGCGCCTGCGACCATCCCTTGCCGCGCAGGATCGCGACAAGTTTCTGATTCTCTTCGGTTTTCGCGAACGACGGCCGCCCCCACCGCTCGCGGATCTGGCGGACCGGAGCGCCGAAGAGGTCGCGCTCGACGTCGTCGTCGTCGGAATCGTCAGCCACAGGAAAAAAATCCCTTTGTGAGGGGACCACCGGTCGCCGGCCGGCTGCGCCCGGCCACTTTCGACCCCCCTACCCCCCCAGCCGAGCCCCGCGGCGAGCCGCGGCGTGCTCGACCGCCTGCTTGCGCGAGGCGTGGCACCATCGGCAAAGGGTCTGGAATGGCCCGCGCCAGAAGGCGGCGACGTCCCCCCTGTGCGGCTCGACATGATCGCAGACGAGGTCGCGGCTATCGGCGAAGGTCCGGCCGCACTCGGGATCCTGACAGGTGAACTCGTCGCGCTCGAACGTCGCGAGCCGGGTTCGCGCCCACCGCGCCGTCGAGTAGAGCCCGCGCCAGGGCGACGCGGCCTTGCGGTTCGCGTCGATCGTCGTCGGGCGCTCGATCGCCGGCGCCACCGCGCGCAGCGTCGGCGCAGGCCTGCGAAGCCTCGCCATGATCCAGCCCTTTCGAGATTGCGTCGCAGCGGGGGAGGCGTCGCCCCGTCCCGCAGCCTCTCGCCCCTTCCGGGCCCGAGGATCCGGTCGCGCCCGCCGCTTCGCTGCAGGTCTTAATGCGCCGGTTTGCCCCGACACCGCCGGGGCCGAATCGACCTTTGCCGCGAGCCCCGGCCGAAATCAAGCGCGCCGCTAGATCGGCGCAAGGTCGCGCAGGGCGACCGTAGCCGCGACCTCGCGCCCGAACAGGTCCAGGGACACCGCCACCCCGCCCCCCCCGACCAGCTCCAACGGCTGCAGCAGACGCGCCTCGAACCCGGCGAACGGACCCCGCAGAACGCGCAGCACGTCGCCCACGTCCGCCGACCATTCCTCGCCCGAGGTCATGTGACGCTCGACCTCCGACGCTTCGGCTCCGATCCCGGCCAACCGCTCGACCTCTATCGGCCGCAGCGTCAGCGGAACCGAAGACCCGCCCCGATGCAGAAGGTCGATCACGCCCGGGCAGGTCATGACGGCGAACCACCTCTCGAACGGCGGCTCGATCGCGGCGACCACATATCCGGGCGCCGCCGGGTAGCGGACCGCAACCTTGTGGCGATCGGTCCGGCTGCGCCTTCGGAACACCACGTCGACGGGGCACCACGCGAACACGCCGCGCTCGTCGAGCGCCCGGATCACGCTCGACTCGCGCCCGCCCGACACGCGCGCGACCGCCCATTTCGCCACGCCCAGGCGCGAGGCGATCCCCTCGACGTCGCACAGCTCCGGACCCGGGCGCCGCACCGCAGCCCCAGTCGCCCGCCACCCCCGCGACACGTCGGCCGGCGTTTCATCCCGCGGCATGGTGCATCCCTCGCGCTTCGGTCACGTCTTCGCCCTCGTCATCGCCCCCGCCGTCGCCCGCGTCTTGCGGGAACACCAGCGCGGCCGTATTGGCGCGGCCGACCGCCCAACGCTCCAGGATCGTTTCGTCGTCCGCGCTGGCCCGGCCGTCGCGTCGCCGCCGCTCGGCCGCGCCGACGTCTCGCTCGCGCTCCGCGGCCTGCGTCTCGACAATTCGCCACTCGCCGTCCGTCAGCGGCGGCCGCTGTCGCTTGACGATGAAACCGGCGATCGCGGAGGCCAGGAACGGCGAGCGATCCCACGCAGCGCGCCCGGCGCGCGATCTCATCCAGGTTGACAGCGCCCGGTTCTCGGACGGCGGCGGCGTTTCGATCCGGACGGCGCATTTCCAGATGACCAGGTCGGACGGCCACACATCGCCGCGCGGCCCGTCCCCGCTCCCCTCGACCGCCTCGCGCAGCGCGTCGAGCCCGCGGTCGCTCATCCAGGCGAACCGCCGCGCCATGCGGCGCAGGCGGTCCTCATGGTCGCCCATGGCTGCGCCGCGCTTCCGCCGCAGCCCGCGGGCTTCCAGCGGGGCGATCAGCCTCTCGCGGACCCTGCCCGGCCCGCCCGTCGTCTTCTCTCGGTCATCCTCGGCCATCGGCGGCGGCTCCTGCGATTTGCGAAAGGGGGTAGGGGGTTTCTTTCCGTATGGTGTGGGTATGGCTGCGAAACACTTGCCACGAAGCGTTTCGCGAAACGTTCCGCAACGCTCGCGAAACGCTCCCGAAACGGGAGGTCAATGCCTTCGGTGACGCATCATGTCGGCGATCTCGGCCAGCTTTTCGGCATCGCCCGCCCGCCGGCCGTCAAGCTCCCGCGAAACGTGATCCATCGCGGCGCGAACGTTCGGCAGCGTGCGGCGCTGGCGGAGCGCGTCGAGCCGCGCCTGCACCGCGCCGACGAAGTCCTCGCGCTGCACGAGCCCGGCGTGAGCGCCCGCCTTGAGCATCTGCGCCCGGACCCGCGACAGGTTCGATCGCTCCGCGCCGACGCGGGACCGCTCGCGGGCCTGCGCAAGCCACGCGACCGACTTCTCGACCATCGCGAAGACGATCGGATGCGCGAGGCGGATCTCCGCGTCGTCGGCATCCGTGCCCCCGTCCGGAAAGCACAGGACCGGCGCCCAGCCTTCAAGCGCGCCCTCGGCCCGCATCACGCCCCAGGACGTCGCATCGCGGCCGAAACCGGCCAGGAACGCGAGCGCCGCGTCGTCGTCCGGCAGCGTTCCGGCCGGATCCTGCTCCAGCGACTCCATCAGGACCGCCCACCAGACGCCGAACGCGGCATCCGTCATGCGCCCGCGCATGTTCTCCTGTTTCACCCGCCGCCACAGGAGCGGAACCCACTCGGCCCGCAGGTCGCAGCCGAGCGGCAACGGGTAGATTTCGAGATCCGTAAGGTTGCTCATGCGTCGCGCTCCGCACGCCGGCGGCGCTGCGTCGGCCATTCGCCGGCGAATGTCGCCTGTCCGGCCATGATTTCGGAATAGAACTCGGCGAGATCGTCGAGATCGTCGGCGGCGCTGCGCTGCGCGTCGGTCATGCCCCGCCGCTTGATCGCTCGCCGCAGCGCCTTGACGTCGAAGCCGCGCGACTTCGCCTCGGCGAACCGCTCTGCGATCATGTCGGCGATTTCGGCCTTGTTCTCCTGCAGCCGCTCGATCGCCTCGATCAGCGTCCGCAGCTCCCCGACCGTTTCCGCGTTGCGCCCGGCGTCCGGATCATCGTCCGACATGCTGTCCCCCTTCGATCATTCCGCAGCGACCGCCGCGCGCGCGATGAACATTTCGACGCCCAGGTCGCCGACGACGGCACCGAGCGCGAGCGCCGCGGTCGCCTCGCATTGAGGCCGCGCCGCGATCCGCGCGCAGATCCGTGCCGCAACTTCGGATTCCAGCGTCCCCGCTTCGGCGCTCATGATCCGCCGCAGCGCATCCAGGCACGGCGCCTCCGCGCCCGGCTGCAGGATCCACGGCCGCGCGGCGCCGGCGGACGCAGCGCCAACCGTCGCCCCGGCCCCGCGCTGCGCCGCCCCGCCGCGCTCGGCGACCGTCCGGGCGAGATCCGGCGCGAACCGGCCAAGCACCCGGCGCACGACGCACG